GGTGCAGACCTCGGCGGTGCAGACCTCGGCGGTGCAGACCTCAGCGGTGCAGACCTCGGTGGTGCAGACCTGCGCGATGCAGACCTCAGCGGTGCATACCTCGGCGGTGCAGACCTCAGCGGTGCAGACCTTAGCGGTGCAGACCTCCGCGGTGCAGACCTCGACAAAACATACTATCAGGTCGTTAGAATTGGCAGCCGTAGAGGCACTACAACATTCTGCGTTGATGATGATAATGTAACGTGTGGCTGTTGGAATGGTTACAAAGGCGGCACCTTGGAAGAATTTAAAGCACGTGTAGAAAACGTGTACGGTGACAAAGGAGAAACGCCTAATAAGAGATATTACACACAGTACATGGCTGCTATTGAATTTTTTAAGAAAATGGCAGAGTTGGAAAAGGAGGAACAAAATGACTAAAAACCTTATTCCCAAAATCGCCCAAATGTTGGGCGTGGAACTTGAGGAAGAGTTTAAAGTTAAATATAATACTGGTTACATAATCCCGATGAAATTTAAATTAACAGAAAAAGGGTTATTTTACTGCGTTAAATCGCCTTGGGAAATAGTGCCCTCTAATTTGCTTGAAATGTTGCTCACAGGCGCATGTAGCATCATCAAGTTACCATTTAAACCCAAAATGGGGGAAATGTATTATTCGCTCTGTTTGTTTAAAAACAGTACGCCTTATGTCAAGGCGTATATGTGGCAAAATATTACGTTTGATTTTGCACTTTTGAAACTCGGTATGGTGTACCGCACCAAAGAAGAGTGCGAAGCCCACTTTCAAGAGGATTATAAAAAATTAACCGGAATGGAAGTAGAAAAATGAGTAAAATACTTGGATATAAAGGATTTGATGAAAATCTAAAATGCCGTGATTATCTATTCACGGTCGGTTGTACATTTAAGCAGGACGGTAAAATAAAAGCCTGTGAAAACGGCTTTCATTTCTGTGAAAATCCACTAGATGTATTTGACTATTATCCTCCATCCAATAGCCGTTACTGTTATGTTGAGGGTAGCGGAGAGCTAGATAAAGACGATGACAAAACAGCGTGCAGTGTATTAAAAGTCAAAGCAGAGATAGGTCTGCCGGGGCTTATTAAGGCTGGCGTTGAGTATATCAAAACGCGTGTTAATTGGGATAATGCTAAAGTAACCAGTGCTGGCGACTATAGCGTAGCAACTAATACCAGCGATTATAGCGCAGCGACTAGCTCTGGCATCCAAAGCGCAGCAACTAATATCGGCCGTTATAGTGTAGCGACTAGCTCTGGCTATCACAGCGTAGCAACAAACACCGGCGACTGTAGCGTAGCAACCAATATTGGCGAGTATAGTGCAGCTACCAACACCGGCACCCAAAGCGTAGCGACCAACACCGGCATCCAAAGCGCAGCTACCAACACCGGCACCCAAAGCGTAGCGACCAACACCGGCATCCAAAGCGCAGCTACCAACACCGGCATCCAAAGCGCAGCTACCAACACTGGCATCCAAAGCGTAGCAACCAACACTGGCATCCAAAGCGTAGCAACCAACACTGGCCACCAAAGCGTAGCAACCAATATTGGCGACTATAGTGCAGCAACAAACACTGGCCACCAAAGCGTAGCAACCAATATTGGCGAGTATAGTGTAGCCAGTGTTGAAGGACAAGAAAGTGTTGCCGCAGCTTTAGGTATTGAAGGGCGTGCTAAGGGCGCAAAAGGCTGTTGGATTGTACTAGCAGAGTGGACATGTGATAAAGAAAAACACAAATGGCGTAGGGTTGACGTACAATGCTTTTTTGTTGATGACGAGAAGGTTAAAGCTGATACATATTATATATTAAAAGATGGCGTGTTGACGGAATGGGAGGCATAACAGTAATGAACATGAATGAAAGCATAGTATATCGCTATACTGTAGAAGAAGTTGCCAAAGCGTGGAACAGGCGAAAGTGAGGAATAGTAATGCGAAATCTTAACTGGCTTGATAAATACAGAAGAACAGATAAAGAGCTGGAAATAGCAGGCTGTACAGGCGACGAAGGAAATGGCGTTTTTGAAATACGTATCGGTGCTAAATGGTTTTATGTGATTGCGACCAACTGGGGCGGCTGGGAACACGTCAGCGTATCTCCTAGCAGCGGTAAAGGGATACCAACATGGAATGATATGTGCGCCATCAAAAAAATGTTTTTTAAAGACGAAGAAACCGTTGTGCAGTATCATCCAAAGAAAGACGATTACGTCAATATATATGATAAATGCCTGCATTTATGGCGGCCTATAAATCAAGAGATGCCCGTGCCGCCGAAAGGAATGGTGTAACAATGTGGCATCCTGTATGTGATTTATTTACGGATGAACGGAGGCAGAAAATGAACAATAATCATCCTGCGCACTACACGCAGGGCGGCATTGAGTGCATCGACGCTATCGCCGCAGCTGTAACAGGCGCGGCAGGCGTAGAAGCGGTGCTTGTGGGCAACATCATCAAGTACGTTTGGCGATACCGGCATAAGAACGGCGTAGAAGACCTACTCAAATGCCGCTGGTATATAGATAGATTGATAGAAGAGGTGGAAAAGAATGGCTGAAATCAAGGGAACCGAGCGTAACCTGCAATGGACGATACTTGCCGCGTTCCGCTACTGCTCCAACCGGCATCTAACGAAGTCCATACATGGCGTGGATACCGTCATTTTAGATAACCTGCATTTGATAGGCACAGCGTTTATCCAGCAAATGATAAATGACATAGAGTGGGAACAGCGAGCACAGGAAATCGACGAAGAAGAACAACAAAAAGAAAAAGACGATTTTTTCTATCGTCTGAAAGCGCATGTAGGCGATTATATGCGTTATATGCAAGATATGCAAGACCAAAAGCAAAACAAGGACGCACAAAAGCTGTATAGCCTGCTCAACGATGTTATGGAAGCTTGCAAAACAGTCAAGGTCAACCGCCCGACCCCATGGTGGCGGCAGGTTGAGGATACCAGTTATTTGACACCGCTGCTGAACAAACTGCGTGAGGAAGTGGAAAGGAGAGAGCAAAATGGAGAACAATAGACGATTATATGAATGCAGCCAAGAGCGCATAAGTAATCTACACGCAGAGATTAGAGCCAAGGACAGGCGCATTGCAGAGCTTGAGGGCGAGCTTGCGGCGAAAGATGCCATTATTCGCCGTCAGGTTATTATGATGGCAGAAAGGCAAAGCAATGAATAAAGATATTCTGCGATGGCAGGAACTGATTAACCGTCCTGCCGCTAAAGATTACGAAAATATTATGGACATTATCAGCAATTTCAAAACGCTGGTGAATGAGCTGCTATCCATTGTGGAAGCTTGCAACGCGGAAATAGTAGAAGCTGATAAGGCGTTTGGCGACCTGCGGCATTACTGCGAATTGTCCCCATCATTGACACGTTCACAGAAAACGCAGGTATGCGCCCATATGAAGCGATACAGTAAGCGACGCAGAGCAGCTAAAGACCTGCTTAGACTGCTAACACCTATATGGGAATTTATGCAGGCTAACAAGCCTTTTCGTGGCGCTATGGGGACGATAGCTAATAAGACAAACAATCAGCTGCAACAGATAAAGGGGCAGCGCGTTTATACGCCGCGTGTTTTGGAGGAATTGTTCAATGACCGTGAATAAATATCACAATCGAAAAACAGTAATAGACGGCATCACCTTTGACAGCAAGAAGGAAGCTGACTACTACTGTGAGCTGCGTATAAGGCGTATGGCGCACGAAATAACCGGTTTTGATATGCAAGTACCCTTTACGCTTTTGGACAATTTTAAGCACAAAGGCCGCAAGATACAGGGCATTAAGTACACTGCCGACTTTGTGGTGTACTATTCTGACGGAAGAAAAGAAATTATCGATGTTAAAGGCTTGCGCACACGGGACTATATCATGCGCAAGAAGTTGTTACTGAGTAAGTATCCTGATATTGATTTTGTGGAGGTATAAAGCTATGAACAAAGTGATTTTATTAGGTCGCCTCGTGAAAGATGCTGATGTAAGATACACCAATAGCGGCAAGGTGGTTGCCGCGTTCACGTTGGCAGTAGATAGACCATTTGCAGGGGCAGATGGCAAGCGCGAAGCCGATTTTATAAACTGCCAAATTTGGGGCAAGTCTGCCGAAAATTTAGGTAACAGCGTGCAAAAAGGGCAGCGCGTCCTTGTAGAGGGGCGATTGCAAATCCGCAGCTATGAGGATAAGCAGGGCGCAAAGCGTTCTGCTACGGAAGTTGTCTCTGACCGCTTCGAGTACATTGAACGCAAGGCGGATACGACCAGCGGCGGCCAGCAGAACGCACAACAAGGCGGCTTTGGCTCCATGGGTGAACAAGCACCATTTGACGAAGAAATACCATTTTAAAAGGGGGCGGAGCAAATGGCGTTAGGCAAAAAAACAATCAAAATCATTGAACATAAATTTTATAATTACGAAAAAATCAAAAAAGCCGTAGCAGAAGCGAGAGCGGAACAAGGCTCTAAGGGCGGCATTACCGGCGGCAACAATGGACACAGCAGAGTGTCAGACCCCACGGCCGCAACAGCAATAAGCCATGCGACGCCAATAGCGTGTGTAACAATTCAAGACGGGTTGTATGATACTAAAATCTACAATCCCGAAAAGTGGGTCAAGATTATTGACTACACATTTAAAATATACGGCAATCGCTTAGAGGCTGTACTAGCTAAAAGAAAATACCTAAAAAAAGAAGATGTTGATTTTATTGTTGAGAACATGTGCATAAGTAAGGCTACCTATTATAACTGGCGGCTTGATTTTGTTACGCAAGCAGTATTTTTTGCAGTAGCTGAAAATCTGATAGATGTCAACGAAATTGCGCTATAATTTATAAAAAGGGCACGTTAGGGCGTGTTAAAATTTTTTTGCGAAATTCTAAGAAAATATTCGTGTTTCTATGTGCTATAATATTATCGTAAGCTTTAGGGCTTACACAGAAACGCCGAGAACTTTGCCGCCCACTATCAAGCACGTTTCATTGAACACCTCCTTTCTCCTTTATGGCGGGGCAGTTTACCAAGGCTGCCCCGCATCGCAATTAACGTCCTTTGTGGGCGTTTTTTGTTTGGTAGAGACATAAATGTCCTTACCTTATAATTGTTAAATGCAACGGTGAAAAGCTGCGGCCGAGTAGCCATGGGGTAGTTACTGCGGTGGCTACCTTTTTATTTTGGATTCTTGTTGTAAGCAAAAAAAACAACAAGAAATGAGTTGAATTCCAACAAGGTTTTAGTAAAAAAAGATGAAAAACCCGCTTGTTTATAGGGCTTTGGGCTTGTTGGAAAAATCGGCTAAAATTTCCATTTGAAACTTCAAGCACTATTCGCGTGAGTAGTGCTTTTTATTTTGGAGGGAAAGCAAGTGCAAATCATTGAAAAGCCAATAAAAGAATTAAAAGCATACGAGAATAACCCACGCAAGAACGATAGCGCGGTTGAATATGTAGCCAACAGCATTAAGGAGTTTGGCTTTAAAGTGCCAATCGTAATCAATGCAGATAATGTCATAGTATGTGGACACACGCGGTTAAAGGCAGCAAAAAAGCTGGGGCTGAAAATCGTCCCTTGCATCGTAGCTGATGACCTGACAGAAGAACAGATTAAAGCGTTTCGGCTGGCAGACAACAAGACTGGCGAAATTGCTAAATGGGATTTAGACCTGCTGGGCGAAGAACTGGACGGTATTTTAGATATTGATATGTCCGGTTTTGGCTTTGATAATTTGCTGAACGAAAACGAAGATAAGGACGAAAAAGAAATCATAGAAGATGAAGTGCCTGAAACCGCTGAAAGTGTTGTCAAATCGGGAGACGTTTGGCAACTGGGGGGGCACAGGCTTATGTGTGGTGATAGTACTGACGCGGAATGTGTGGCAGTACTAATGGACGGCGCAAAAGCTGATATGGTATTCACCGACCCTCCGTATGGAGTAGCTATTGGCAATAAAAATAAGGCGTTAAACAGCGTCCAGAAGGCTGGACGCTGCACCGAAAATATTGCAAATGATAACATTTCTACTGATGAACTATATAAAATTCTTGTATCTGCAATGACAAACTGCCGAAATGCTTGCAAAGACAATGCAGTGTATTTTGTTACAAGCCCACAAAGTGGCGAACTTGGCTTGATGATGATGATGATGATGAAAGATGCTGGGCTACCAGTGCGGCATATGCTTATTTGGAAAAAGAACTGTGCTACTTTTAGCTTAGGCAGATTGGACTATGATTATCAACATGAGCCGATATTTTACACTTGGACTAAAAGCCATCATAACTACAGGAAAGGTGAGTTTCGGACTACAATATGGGAATACGATAAACCGAGAAAATGTGACTTACATCCAACTATGAAGCCTGTAGCTTTAGTAGGTAATTGTCTCAACGATGGAAGCTGCGAGAATGATATTATATTAGATTTGTTTGGCGGAAGCGGCACGACTTTAATTGCATGCGAGCAACTGAACAGAAACGCAAGGCTGATGGAATTAAGCCCTCATTATTGCGATGTAATAATCAAACGATGGGAAACATTAACAGGACAAAAAGCAAAACGGATAAGAGGTTGATACCATGGCAACACGAGGACGACCAAAGATAGAAATAAACCAACAAAATTTTGAAAGCCTCTGCGGCTTGCAATGCACGTTAGAGGAAATAGCGGGATTTTTCAAGTGCAGCGTAGACACTGTGCAAAACTGGTGCAAGTCAACCTACGGCGAGAATTTTTCGGTCGTGTATAAAAAGCATAGCGATGTTGGGAAAATCTCACTGCGGCGGCATCAATTCAAGCTTGCCGAAAAAAACGCTACTATGGCGATATGGCTAGGCAAGCAGATATTGGGGCAGCGCGATGTACAGGTAATAGACCAAAGTTTGGAAGTCAAGAAAAATCCTTTTGAGGGGCTGACAGAAGCAGAATTGAAAAAGCTGGCTGGTTTAAATGAATAACCAAATAGCGAAGTTTGGCGCATGGTGCGAATTAGCACGCAGGCGCTTTTTTTATTACTGCGCTTTCAAGGCTCCGGACTTCTATCGCGCAGACAGGCCGTATATAGTGGACCTATGCGATACGCTGCAAAGATTTGTTGAGAGCAACGCAAGCGTTTTAATCTGTAACATGCCGCCGCGAACAGGCAAGAGCCGCACGGCGCAGATGCTTGTTGAGTGGCTACTGGGGCGCGACCAAAGCGTCAAAATTATGACCGGCAGCTATAATGAAACGCTATCAACCACGTTCGCTAAGGTTGTGCGTAATTCGATACAGGAAGAAAAGGCTGATATGTTGATACCTGTTTTTACTGACATTTTCCCCGACGTAGCTATTAAGCCCGGCGATGGAGCTATGAACCTGTGGAGCTTGCAGGGCGGCTATAATAACTATCTTGCAACATCTCCAGGCGGCACGGCGACCGGCTTCGGCTGTACAATTTTAATTTGCGATGACCTGATAAAGAACGCCAAAGAAGCGTATAACGATACGCTGAAAGAGGAACAGTGGCGTTGGTTTACTGATACGATGCTGTCACGTTTGGAGCAGGGCGGCAAGATACTGATAATTATGACACGCTGGGCAACTAATGACCTTGCAGGCCGTGCGCAGGAGCATTTTCAGGGGCTGGGGCTCGAAGTCGTAAATGTGAAGTATAAAGCAAAAAATGATGATGGCACAATGCTGTGTGATGACATATTGAACGATGAAACATATGACATCAAACGGCAAACAATGAGTGACGATATATTTTTTGCTAACTATCAGCAAGAGCCAATAGACATCAAAGGCAGGCTGTACAGCAGTTTTAAAACGTATGAGGATATCCCGCGCGACAAGTCGGGTCATCCGCTATTTGAGAGCATCAAGAGCTATACCGATACAGCAGACGAAGGAAGCGACTATCTGTGCAGCATAGTATATGGCGTGTATCAGCATGAAGCATACGTTTTAGATGTACTGTACACGCAGAAACCTATGGAAACAACAGAGCCAGCGACGGCAAAGATGTTTATTGAAAATGCTGTTGCTGTGGCGGATATTGAGAGCAACAACGGCGGCAAAGGTTTTGCGCGGAACGTAGAAACAACGATGCGCGAGAAATACGGCTGGAACAGGACGAAAGTTAGATGGTTTCATCAATCAGCTAACAAAAAGGCGCGTATCTTGTCAAATTCAACTTGGGTAATGGAGCATATTTATTTCCCGACGAACTGGCGTGACCGCTGGCCGGAGTTTTACGACAGCTTGATAAAGTATCAGCGCGAGGGCAAGAACGCTCACGATGATAGCTGTGACGCGCTGACAGGAGTTGCCGAAAAGATGGCTGACAGCCGCAAGATGACGATAAATCCCGCGATTTTACGGAGGCGGTAGAAATGGAAATCAAGGAAGATATAATTAGAAATCAGAACAAACAGCGGATAGCTATCGCGGAGGACTACGCGCTGCCGTACACGCTAGGCAATCCACCGAAAGATGTGCAGAAAGCGTTAGACAGATGCTTTGCGCCTGTGTCTAATATGCTGACCCATGCGCTAGAAGATTTGAGCGTTGAGGGACTGCCGGTTTTCCCCGGCTATGGCATTTTAACAGGGCTGGCGCAGAACGGACTAATCCGCGCAGGCGTGGAAACACGCGCCGACGAAATGACGCGCAAGTGGGGCGAGATAGTACCCGCAGGCGGTGACTACACGGACGAAAAACAGGACGTTATTGAAGCACTGACAAAGGAAATGGAACGCTTCAAGGTGCAAAAGCTGCTCAATGAAGCAGCAAGTATGTGCGGCTATTACGGTGGCTGCCTGTACTACATTGATACCGGCGCAGAAGATAAAGAAATGGCAAATCCGCTGGTACTTGAACCTGTTACGTTTAGACAAGGCAGTTTGAAAGGCTTTAGGCTGATTGAGCCGTTTATGGTATCGCCGGGACGCTACAATTCAGTAAACCCCATGGCAAGCGACTATTTCAAGCCTGACGTTTGGTATGTGCAGGGCATTCCGGTGCATTCCTCGCGCCTGCTGTACTTCGCAGAAAACAACCTGCCTAGCCTGTTGAAACCTGCTTACAATTTCTTCGGACTGTCATTAGCGCAGAAGGTATTGGACGCGGTGAGCCATTACACGGCCTGCCGTGAAGCAGCGGCGCGGTTGTTGCAAAAGTACGCACTGACCGTGTTTAAAACGGATATGTCGCAGATTTTGAGCGGCGGCATGGACGATACAATCAATCGCAGGATAGCGTATTTTGTGCAAAACCGAGATAATGACGGCTGTGCTACCATCGACAAGGAAAGCGAAGATTTGGTAGTTATGACGACCTCGCTTGCGGGCGTAACCGACCTTGTGCGGCAAGCGCAAGAGTACGTTGCGGCAATGTTCAACGAGCCAGTAACAAAGATGTGGGGATTGTCCCCCGCAGGCTTTAGCACCGGCGATAGCGACCTACGCAACCACTACGATAACATTGAAAGCCTGCAAGAAAAGATATTTACTACACCCATGGCGCGGCTGCTGAACGTCCTGCAAATGAACAAACTAGGCGTTATTGACCACAGTCTGCGCTTTGAGTTTGCGCCGCTGTCCGAGGAAGATAAGGGCGCGGAAATAGCCAATAACAAAGCTAAAGCTGAAACGCTGATTGCGCTGACTGACGCTAATATGATTTCGCCGGAGGAAGCGCGGCAAAAGCTGATTGATGACCCTGACAGCGGCTTTGGTAACCTGCCGCCCTATGACCCATCAAGCGAGATGGAGCCGCTGACACCGTTTGACCCGAACGAAAACCCGGACGGCGAAAAAGAAGAAAAAGAAGTTGATGTAATATGAGCAAGCAGCAGACTTTTGGCCGCAGCCGCCCTAGCGTATCGTATGAACTAATATTCCGCAAGGAGCTGGAAAAGCTGGGGCAGGAGATGCAAAAGGACGTGGAGCAACGCCTGCAAGCCTACCTGCAAAGCGAGATGGCGCAAGATGCTGCCTACGTGTGCTGGGTGCAGATTATGAAAGCTCTGCGGCAAGAATGGTACAGAAAGTACAAGCAACGCGGTATTGAGTTGGCTAAATGGCTGGCAACAAAGACCGACAAGCGCACAGCGGCGCAGATACAGCGCAAGCTAAAGAAATTCGGTTTTTCCATCACTCCGCAGTACACTGACGCGCAAAAGCAGCTGATAGACAATATTGTTGCAGAAAACGTCAGTATGATACAGTCAATCCCGCAGCAGTATCTGCGGCGTGTACAGCGAGCCACAGCGGCAGCTTTTAAGCGCGGACAGGACGTTGGCGGACTGACCAAAGTGCTGCAAGTGATGCTTAACCGTATTGGTGATGACAGCAAAACACGCGCTGCTCTTATCGCCCGCGACCAAAACCAAAAGGCTACACAAGCATTTGCTGTTGCCAATGCGCAGGCGTTCGGAGCGCGGCGTGGCAGATGGATACACGTCCCAGGCAAATACAGCAGCCGTATAACGCATATCAAAATGGACAAGCAGGTATTTGACCTAGAAAAAGGTATTTACGACCCTGATGTGAAGCGGCTTGTGAAGCCGGGGGAACTGATTTACTGTAACTGCCAATTTCAAATTTTAATGCCGGGCTTCGAGGAGTAAGCATGGAACTAAAAGAATTAACTTCAAGATTTATTGATATTTTGGGCATTCAAAATACAGCGGACATTAGCATAGCGATTGCCGAACGAGTTGTCAATGATTCTTTAGGGCTACAAAAAGAAACAATTTTTGCAGAATATTTAAAGCTTTGTCCTAACTTAGAAGTTGATTATTTACAAAAAATACATCAATTCTTCAATAGCGACCGTGTGGAAAAAAAGCAGGATTTTACGCCAGCTTGCCTAGGCAAGTTGTTAGCGGCTTTAACTCCATGTGGGGAATGGGTGTTAGATTGTTGCGCAGGAAGCGGAGCCTTAACAATACAAAAATGGGCGCAGGACAAAACGCAGAAATTTTATTGCGAAGAACTTGATTCAAATGTCATTCCCTTGCTCCTGTTTAATCTATCTGTCCGAAATATTACTGGTTATGTTATAAATAAAAATGTTGTCACAGAAGAAGTTTTTAAAATTTGGAAGTTGGAAGCAGGCGAACGCTATTCTGTAATCACAGAAATAAAAGAACTGCCTGATTTGAATTTTGACTGTGCTATATCTAATCCACCCTATAACATTCCATGGATGCCGACTAATTCCAAACGCTTTAACGGCTGGCCTTTGCTACCTCCCAAAGGAAACGCTAATTTAGTTTTTGTAGCAAGATTGTTAGAAAACCTAAAAGGTACGGCAGCAGCTATTTTGCCGTGTGGAGTGCTGGACAAAAACAACGAGCAGGGGATACGAGAATATCTATTGAATCAGCATTTCATCAAATCGGTAATCGTGCTTCCTGATAGAATGTTTGAAAGCACAAGTATTCCAGTTTGTGTTATTGTTTTTGAAGCTGGCAGCAATAATACTGTATTTATTGACCAACGCAATAAATTTAATACAGAGACGCGTTTGCAAAAAGGCGAGCTGCACATGGCAAATCGCACGTACCACAAAGAAGTTAAGGTTTTAACCGATGCACATATTGCAGATATAGTGAAAATCATTGACGAAAAAATAGAAATTAAAGGACATAGCAAAGTTGGTTTCCCTAAAGATTGTGCGCAAAATAAATATGTGCTCTTGCCATCAAGATACATCGAATTTGAGACAGAAGAATGCATTCACAGGCCATTTAAGGAAATCATTAACGATATTAACAAGATTATTGCAGAAAAAAATATTGTAAAAATCACAGTAAATGAAACGATAGCAAAAGATTTAGGGCTGCAAGAAATTGCTGAATTAGTCAAGCAAGGCAATCAAGGAATAGAATCTCAAAATGTTACTTATGAAAAATTATTGGACGCAAAAATAGAAAAAGAAGATTATATCAGCCTAACTAAAAACAAAAATGAATTTAAATTTGAGAACAAAAATAAAGAGTGCCTATCGTCATTATTTAAGATACTGCTGCCAATGTGGAAACAGCATATATTTTACTTGAATGAGCAAGAAAACATACTGCTGGCAGAACTCAGGGACGCTATGTTACTGGAGTTAATGTCAGGCAAACTAACGATTGAATAAAATCTATTTTTAACCTGCAAGGATATAAACCCTTGGGAAAACACCCATAATAAATTTTAAAAATAGCATACAGTTTAAAAGACGTTATTTTTATAGCGTCTTTTTTTATTGCTCGGAAAGGAGGTGAAAAGATGAAGCAAGTCTCTGATGCTGATGTATGGCGGACAATCCATGCCGCCAAGGTTAAGTTGGACGAATCAACAGGCGAAATAAAAATGGGTATGGGGGGGGAAGTACACTGGCAGAAAAATCAACCGACTAAGCAAAAAGGCAAGGGAAGAAGATGACCGCGCAAGAGGTACGGTTGCCACAAATGGTACAAACCAACAAAATATTTCAAACATGACCAACGAACAGCGCAAAGCATATTTTAAGAAAAAACACGAGGAACGTGTAAAAGAATCTGGCGGCGAGTATGCAGCACTGATGAACGAAGGAATGGAATTGCCGAGTTGGTTTGTCGACAGGAACTTTGAACAATCCCACCGCGAAATGATGAAAAGCTCTGACTTTAAGCAAAAAAGGGAAACAGAAAAAGCTGTATTGATTGAAGCTAACAACGATATAGGAAAGTTTTCTTTTTGGGTCCCTAAAAGTGTAATGGAAAAAGCAAAAGCCGAACGCGAAAAGCCTAAACGAGTTGCATCTAAGGAAGTGCAAGCAAAAGTTGACGCGCGCCTTGAAAAAGCTAGAGCTAATGTTGCAGCTATGGGCACGGGCTACAAACTAAAAGAAAAAGTGTGGGAGAAAGGCGACAATAGTCGTACCTATCTAACCATTATTAAGCCTAGTAGTAGCAAATATGGCAAAGCGACTGAGAAAGACGGCGGCTATATTGATAATTACACTGGTGAATATTTTCCGCGCTATGAGTACAAAGATTGGAATATTGCGGGCGACGCGAAAAGAGGTGAGAAAATTTTGAACAATAACAATCTTGCTTTTGATACACAGGTTAGCGCAAGAACAATTGATAGCAATGGCTATATGCATGTTGTAATGACACCAATCAGCAAGGCGTGTGTCAACCCGTATTTAGGCAGAGAGATACCGGGCTGGGAAGAACTGGGGCTAAAACCTGAGCAAATTTACTACGGTTTGCGAGATGCTGGCGAATTGGCGAAAGCGGCTAACACGTTTAACGGACTGCCGGTGCTGATGGACCACCATCAAACGGATGCTAAAAATCCAGCTAAAGAATACACCGTAGGCAGCACAGGAACCGACGCAAAATTTGAAGCCCCATATTTGAAAAACAGTCTAAGCATTACCGATGTGGACGCTATTTTAGCGATACAGGACGGTAGCGCAAGAGAATTGTCCTGCGCGTATAGATTTACGCCTGATTTTACAGGTGGCGAATACGACGCAGGGGACGGCAATAAGATATCTTACGATTTTGTGATGCGTGATATTGCCGGTAATCATGTTGCATTAGTGGCGGAGGGTCGCGCGGGGCACGATGTTGCCGTAGCGGACGCGATGCCACAAATCAAAATACAAAAAAGGAGTGACCAAAGAATGAACAGACGACAAAAAATGATGGCGTTCAAGCGTCGCCGCAATGGCTTGGCGCAGGACGCAAATCTGGGCATTGAAGCCGCAGAGGTATTGTCCGCAGGGTTTCAAAAAGCACTGAACGCTATTGAAGCGCAGGTTGAGGGCTATGCTCCCCGTGAGGTGGGCTTAGACATCGACGAAGGTGCGACCGTGGACGAAATCATTGCTAAGTTCATGCCCGGATTGGACGACGAAACCAAAGCTACTTACAAGGGCGTATTATTGAAACTGAAAGGCGATACCGCAGTAGACGCCGGCGAAGAATTGCCCGCAGCAGATGACGACCCTGAAAATCCGATGGGCGCAGGCGACAACGACCCGGATTTTGCCGAGGGCGTAAAGTACGGCGAAGAACTGGAGAAGAATCCGCAAGAGCGTTTAAAGCTGGACAAAGAGCATGAACGCGAGGGTGAGGAAAAAGCCGAGGACGATGACCTTGACGAGCGCATGAAAGACCCCGCTTTCCGCGAGGCGTTTGAAATGGGCGTTAAATACGGCGAAAAGCGCGAAAAGGCCGACCCGAAGAAAATTGACCGTGACCACGAGCGCGAGGGCATGGAGCGAGTATTGGGACAAGACAGCATTGCTAAAATTAAAAAGCAGATGGCAAAGGATATGCGCAACAGTCTGCGCAGCCTGAATACTGCCGCTGCTAAAGTACGTCCGTTGGTTGGCACTATCAACGACCCCATGGCGTTCGACAGCGCAGACGAAATTTACGCTTTTGCCCTGCGTCAGAGCGGACAAAACCCCGAAAACTACCCCAAAGCTGCATACGCTGGCATGGTAGATATGCTGCTGGCTGGCAAGCCTAGCTATGGCATGGCAGCAGACAGCGCATTCAGCCGCCGCAACAGCCTTGATGAGCAGGCAGAAAAAGCCTTTGCGCGTCTGAAGGATATTCAATAAGGAGGGCTAAAGAAATGGCTAATTTCCCGAAAACTGTAAATATGTATCCTGCCATCGGCGTACCTGGTGCGTTCGCGTCTGTAAACCCTGACGTATCCACCGCTTTAGGCCGCGTCGCTGGCGATGTTGTTCCTGTAGGTGGCTTCTGTTGGGACGACCCTGATAATGAGGGTACTGTGCTAGCAAAAGGCACCGGCAAGCCGCTGGGCTTCGTTGCCCGCGATGTTATGTATCCTATTTTCGACCTGTCCGCCGAAAAGCCTAATGTTGTGCCTGCTGGCTACAACGTCAACGTGCAAGTTCAGGGCGATTTTTATGTGTCCGTAGCCGCTGCTGTAACCAAAGGCCAAAAGGTATTCGCCAACACTAAGGACGGCAGCGTATCCGGCGCAGCAGCAGGCGCAACTGTGACCGATGCTGTGGAAACTGACTGGGCATTCGCTACCAGCGCAGGCAAAGACGAAATTGCAATAATTACCAATTACGGCGCGACCCCCGTTATTCCGCCCGCTTCTAGTGGCAAGTAATTGAAAAGGAGTGAAGCAAACATGAATGACAGACAATATATGCAGCTGATGCGTGAAAAGGGCATCGTGTTCGACGGCGCACGCGCATTTATTACCGCTGCAAACATTGACAAACTGGCACAGGACGCCGCTATGGTAACCGTACCGTCTAGCGGCGTTCCTGCTGTCCTGACTACCTACATCGACCCCATGACCGTCGACATTCTGACCGCACCGCGCAATGCTCGCGAGATTTTCGGCGAAGTCAAGAAAGGCGATTGGACTGAAACTGGCGCATTGTTCAAAGCTGTTGAGATGGTAGGCGAGACTACTCCCTATACCGACTTCGGCAACGGCGCAACTGCTGATGTTAACGTGTCCTATCCGTTCCGTGAGAACTATGTTTATCAGACCCATATCCGCTATGGCGACCGTGAGGTGGCTGTGTCCGGCCGTGCCATGATTAACCTGGCATCTGAAAAACAACGCAGCGCAGCAACCATTATCGACATCGATGCCAACAAATTCTCACTGTTAGGCGTTGCTGGCAAGCAGATTTACGGCCTGCTGAATGACCCGAATCTGCCTGCTGCTATTACTCCAGAAGTAGTAAATACCAATGTGACTAAATGGTCAGCAAAGACCACCCAGCAGATTTATAACGATGTGCTGAAACTAGCCGCAGAGCTGTTCACTAACTCCATGGGCAATATCGACGAAAAAAGCGACCTTGTGCTTGCTGTATCTCCGGCAACCAACGTACTGCTGGGAAAAGCTACTGACTTCAACGTGTCCGTAAAAGACATGCTGATGAAGTATTTCAGCAACATTCGCTTTGTTACCCTGCCGGAGCTGGATACTACCAGCGGCGACAGCGTAATGTTGATTGCGACCAGCGTAAAGGGTATGCCTACTGCACAGCTGGGCTACTCCGATAAAATGCGTGCTATGCGCGTAATTCCGCACACCAGCTGGTACGACCAAAAATTCGTTGCTGGTACTTACGGCGCTATCATCTATTATCCCTACGCAATCGCCACCATGACCGGCGTAGCGTAAACCGAACATCACAGCGGGCAGAATTTAACTGCCCGCTATTTTTTAGAACGGAGGCTATAACATGGCAATAAGAAAGAAACCCGCTGAGCAGGCGGCAGAAGAAATTAAAGTGGAACAGGCGGCAGAAGAAATTAAAGTGGAACAGGCGGCAGAAGAAATTAAAGTGGAACAGGCGGCAGCAGTAGAAGCAGCGGCAGACCTGCAAAGCGGCGACGTAGTAGGCGCGGACGATGAGCTGCTGGAGGAAAAGAACGATACTGTCTGCGTGTGCGCGAATGTACCGCATGATATTAAATTCTCCGTGCCTGACAATAGCGGACGTGTGCAGACTATCACCATCAAAGGCAACGGCAACCACCTGAAAGGCTTAGACCGCGGCATTCTGCCCATCGGCGCGTATGGCATTACCACCAACGTACCGGCAGAAGCGTGGGACTATATCAAAACTGCGTACTGCGATAACCGCGCTATTAGCAATGGCCTGATTTTCGCGGTAGAAGCCAGCAAGGCGCGTGCCGCTGCTAAAGAACGCAAAGACCTGCGCAACGGCTTAGAGCCTATTGAGCCGAAAAAAGCCCGCAATAGTGAGCCTTTCAGCGGTTAATCATGGACGATAAAGTAGTAGTATTCGACCCGCAAGAATTTAAAACGCTGTACCCCGAATTTGCCAAAACCGAAGATGCTACGCTGACGCTGTATTTTAATGCGGCCTGCCTGCTGCTGGACAACACCGAGAAATCAATGGTTAAGGATTTAGCAGAACGGAAGATGCTGCTGTATATGCTGACCTGCCATATTGCCACGCTGAAAGCCAACGGCAATACGCTAGTGGGTACGATAACCAGCGCAAGCGAGGGCAAAGTTAGCGTATCACTAACACCGTTTCAGAACGCTAACTGGTACATGACGACCCAGTGCGGCGCGATGTACTGGCAGGCTACGGCTAAATACCGTGTAGGAATTAGATATCATGCCTACTGTCATTGTTAAAAGCATCAAGGGCGGCGAGAAGCTGCAAAAGAAGCTGAAAAGCATCGCGCAGGCGCGGATAACGGCTAACATCGGTTTTTTAGACCGTGCGACCTACCCTGACGGTACTGGCGTTGCTACGGTGGCATACTTGAACGAATACGGCGGACACAATCCCCCGCGTCCGTTTTTGAGCCGCACACGAAGCAATAATATCAAGAAATGGGTAAAAGGCATAAAAGTCAACCTGCAAAAAGCAGGCATTTCCAAAGCGTCTATTGCCAACGTCTACGAGATGATGGCGATGGTTGCTGTGGGCGACGTTAAGCGGACAATAGCTGACTGGCCTAGCAGCGACCCATACCCGAACAATCCAGCGACTATCAAAGCAAAGGCACGGCGAGGGCGCAGCGGCAAGAACATTCAGGCTATTGACCCTACGCGGGTATTGATTGATACAGGGCGTATGATTGGCGCGGTAGGTTACGAGGTGGTTAAAAAATGATGGGAATAAATCTGCACGGTGTAGTCCGTGGAATCATCACGTCAGTATATCCCGACGAAGCTATCACGCTGTATCAGGCTGACGGACAGCAAAACGTCAAGGGCGTTATCAAGGCCATGTATAAAGCCCCGCAGGCGGTCAAGGGAAATATCCAGCCGCTGGATACGCAGACACTTGCACAACTAGAGCGTATCGGCGATACAAAGGCCAGTATGAATGCATTCCTGTATTCCGACCCTGCAAGCCCTGTCAAGGGAACGCAGCGGTTGCCTACTATGCGCGGCGGTGATATTATCCAGCGCAGCGACGGGACGTACTGGCTGATAACGTCGCTGATTGAGGACTGGAACGCCGTGGGCTGGTGCAACGTGGGTATCACGCAGCAGGTAACTCCCCCGGACTTTTCCGCCAGCGAATGGGTAGGAGGTGGCGATGGTGCTTGATGCTGTGAACGATTTTATTTTGCAGTTTTTGCCTGATGTTACGCAGGCGCGGTTATACCGTGGGTACAGTAACCGCATGGCCTTGCCGGGCGAAAATGATTATACAGTGTTTGCTGTTGCGGCGGCCAAACGTGTTGGCACGAACATCAACGACTATGCGCAGGCCGTTGACGGACGAATAACAACGCGCGTTTTGCGCGAATACGCTGTGGACGTGGATTTTTGCTCTACGTCGCAGGAAATAGCCAATGCTCGCGCCGTGACAATAGAGAACCTTGGCCGCAGCTATATCGCTGTGGAGTTTTTTAAAAAATACGATTTGCATTTTAACTATTGCGACGATATACAGTACATCCCGTTTACGGATGAAACAGACCAATACGTGGAACGCTACCGTGTGCGGCTGCATTTTACCAAATGGGAAGAAACCGCCGTGCCGCAGGAATACGCGGAACGTGTGTTCGCTGATGTAATAAATATCGACGCAAAATACAAATATTAAGGGAGTGAGATAATGACCATTAGCGCAAGCCAAATTGTGAAAGTTATCCCCCGCGTTATCAACGCAGGCGGTACAGATTTGGAAATTACCGGCCTGCTGCTGACTGAAAATCCGTTATGCGTTTTCCCTGGCACTATGGCCTATACCAGCGCTGACGCTGTAGGAGCGTATTTCGGAACAGCAAGCGCAGAATATCAGGGCGCAGTTAAATACTTCTTGGGCTATGATAACAGCTTCAAAAAGCCGCGCAGGCTGCATTTTGCCCGCCTCGTGACCTCTGCTGTTCCCGGAGCCTTAATCGGCGGTACAGCGGCAGATGTGAGCGCCCTGCAAGCTATTTCTAACGGCAGCATGACGATTACTATTGACGGCGTAGAAAAAACTGTCAGTGATTTGAACCTGTCCGCCATTACCACCCAAAGCGATGCTGCGACCGCGCTGCAAACTGCTATCGGCGGCGTAAAGGTAGAGTACAACAGCAATCTTAACGCGTTTATCATCACCAGCAGCACGACAGGCGCAAGCAGCTCCGTCAGCGTGGCTACGGACGGCGAACAGACCCCAGCCGCATTGATGGGCTTGACCTCAGAAGCAGGCGCGACTGTAAGCCAAGGCAGCGCAGCTTTGACCGTAACGGAGAACATGGAAAGTATTACGAATATTACCCAAAACTGGGTAAGCTTTACGACCATGGAAGAAGCTGACGACGATACCGTCATGGAGCTGGCACAGTGGGCTAATGACAGTAACGGCGAATACCTGTACTGTCCGTATACTACTAACAAAAACAATACCAACGTCAACGGCGGCACGAACCTGCCGAAAAAGTTGGCTGATAAAAATGTTGAGGGCGTATTGCTGACCTTTGGCGGGCTGGAATACGCTCTGCTGGCTATGAGTATCGCGGCCTGCATTGACTGGGATAGAAACAACGGTATTGTAACGTGGGCGTTTAAAACCCAGTCCGGTCTTAGCGCGTCTGTTACCGATGATGCAACCGCTGCAAACTGCGTACAGCTAGGCGTTAGCTTCTACGGCAGATATGCGACACGCAATGATGATTTTATTTTCTTCTACGAAGGTAAGATGATTGGCGGCAGCTTCGGCTTTGTCGACGCGTATGTCGGTAATTTGTGGTTGCGCAATGCCTTGCAAGTGGCTATTGTCAACGGTCTGAACCAAATCGACCGCGTACCCTACACCGATGAAGGCTACACCGTTATCCGTGCATGGTGTACCGACCCCATCAACCGCGCATTGCGGAACGGCGTTATTGACCCCGGCGTGGAGTTGAGTGAAGCGCAGCGTGCGCAGCTTATGAATGAAATTGGCGAGGACGTTTCCCACGAAATCTTCACCAACGGTTATTACCTGCTTATCGCTGACCCCGGCGCAAGCGTGCGCGTAAACCGCGATACCCCGACTTTAGGCTTGTGGTATACCTACGGCGGCAGCGTGCATCGTTTAGAACTGCCGGTAACTGCTGTACTTTAATATTTATGCCGCCCGTGACAGGGCGGCTATTTTTACAGAAAGAAGGTAAGAATTATGCCGCAAAACAGAAATATTACCGCTGCTAATGCGACCGTCATTATGGTAGTTGAAGGGCTTTTCCCGCAAGGCGTAAAGCTGGAGCAATTTTCCACCGATGCCATGGTCAACCAGGCAGACGAAACTTTTGCAGAAACCCGCATGGGCGTAGACTGTCAGATGGTGGCTGGCTACGTTGACCAAATCAAAACCGTAACCGTGACGCTGGAACCGTCCAGCCCGTCTATCACTTATTTTGACACCCTTGCACGCGCGTCCCGCAGCGGTCAGAAATGCTACTGGGTAACGCTGCTGGTAAACCTGCCTGCACTGGGCAAGACCATCACTTATAGCAACGGCGTGTTAAAGACCGGCAAAATTCTGCCGGACGTACAGCGCGTGTTAGCGCCTGTCGCCTATTCGTTTGATTTTGAAACCGTAAAATAACGGAGGTATGAGCTATGCGTAAAAATACTACTATTATCTTACATGACGACGGCAGGGAGCTTCATTTTAAAATCACGCAAATGACAGCACGGCAGCAAGAACGATGGCTTAACCGCGTTGTTATGCTGCTGGCTGGCAGCAAAGGGCTGGAAAGCGCACTGGACGGCCTGCAAAGCAAGCTGAAAGAAGGCAAATATGAAGAACTGCTGTGCATTATTGGTGCGATTAAGTATGAAGATATTGAGCCGCTGTATGACGAATTGCTGGAATGCTGTGCGCACATTCCCGACCCTACCAACTCGAATTTTGCTACGCAGCTGACCGTTAGCAATGTAGATAGTATTGTTGGCGAGGTCAAAACACTGTACCGCCTGCGCATGGAGGCTTTAAAGCTGAATTTCAGTTTTTTCAGCAACGGGGAGAAATCCCCGTCCCAGCGCAAAGCGGATATAACAATTACGAAGCGTATGTAAATGTGAGCGGCAAAGTCGGCGTAGTAGTATCGCGCCGACTGGCCACGCTATATGAATTGGATACTATTTACAGCTACGAGGATATGCTGGATTTGTACGAAATCGTAGTAATAAACAACATCAATGAGCAACGCGCATGGAAGGAGGGAGGCAATAATGGCGCTTAAAGAAATTGTAGACCAATTTTTTATCAGCATTGGGCTGGACACGAAGCAGTTAGACCAAGGCATCGACAAAGCTATCACCGGTACGCGCGATAGGCTGAAAGGGCTGGTAACAAACGCTATTGCCCCAGCATTGGCTATGCTGACCAGCGGCGCGTTAGTAAATCAATTTGCCGACGAAGCGGTACAGCTTGACCGCCTTAGCACATCGCTAGGCGTGAATATTGAGCAGTTGCAAGCATGGCAGGGCGCGGCAGAGCAAGCAGGCGTTGCAGGTGAAGAAGTTGGCGAGCTGTTTGCCGATTTGAATGACTGGATGCTGGACGCCGACCAAAACCAATCCGGCGCGATGTATGAGTATATCGAAAAAGGTCTGCTGCCTGCCGTCCGTAATGCACGCGGTGAAATGAAAAGCACAGAGCAGTACGCGTTGGAAATGGCTGACGCATTTCAAGCCATGGGTACGCAGATGGCGACCGGTTTAGGTCGTCAAATCGGCATTAGTCAGGCAGCTATGGTTGGCTTTTTGCAGCAAGGCAGTGCAAAGATTAGTGCGGATATGCAGCGCATCAAGGAAATGGGCGTGTATACCAAACAGGACGCAGAAGCAGCAAGGGATTTTCAAAAATCTGTTGATGCTTTGGAACGTTCGCTCAAAAGCCTGCTGTTGCCGATATTCCGCTTGCTTCTGCCTATTGTTACTACGGTAGCTGATGGGCTGAATTACTTAACGAAACATACATGGGCGTTTGTCCCTGCTATCGCTGGTTTAGGCGCAATGATGTTAATGAGCCTGCTTCCGTCTATGAAAAAAGTGTACGAGTATATGCGGCTGATGCGGCTTGAAATGCTGAAATTTCTATTCAATCCGTGGACGTGGATAATCGCAGGACTGATAGCTTTAGGCTTGCTGCTTGAAGATTTTATCGTTTGGCTAAACGGCGGGCAAAGCGCATTCGGGAAATACTATCAGTCTATGGCTGACTGGCTGAAAGGTGCAAAACAATGGTTTGATGAAGTCGCAAAAAAAATAAGCGATTGGATAACTGGCGTTGAGCAATGGCAGGCACGAACGCGAGAAATGATACTAGGCTGGCGCAAAGCTTTTGCTGATGGGCTGGCGGGTATTGTTGACAGCGTAGCCGCGTTCCCTGATCAAGTTTTAACTATATTCGTTAGTCTGGAAAAAACCGTGCAAAGCTTATTCGCTGGGCTTTATGGCTGGTTGAATGAAGCAACAGGCGGCGCGCTTGCCCAGATAGCGGCGATTTTAACAAATAGCCTGAATGTATGGGCTGACTATTTTGGAATTGTTAAAGCCGGTATCGGCCTGCTATTAGACGTTATATGGGCATTAGTAAGCGGCAGCGACGAAGCATGGGCAGCTGCTGAAGCGTCGCTGGATAACCTGAAATCTATCTTTGCACAGACATTTGAAGATATAAAGGCAACGCTTTCCGCATGGTGGGACTTTGCGTCAGGTATTTTCGACAAAGTGCGCGACTTCTTTAAACTCGGCGGCAAACTGCAAACCTTTTTTGGTAGCGGAGCTGCGGCGCAGGCTGTACCAGCCAGCGCAGGTAATATCAACAGCAGCAACCGAAATACCAGCCTAGACAGCCAAACTACGGTGAACATCTACGGCAGCGCAACACGCGAGGAATACGCGCAGGCGGAAGCTACGGCCAACGGCATCAACAGCAGCAATATTGCGCAGGCTGTAGCGTCGCAAGCCGGGATTTAGGTGATAATATGAGTATTTTTGCATTTCCAAAAGGACTACCAAAGGCGGCATCTGCGCAATGGGGATTTAGTAATAACGTGCTGCCAAACGCATCTGTGTTTGATTTGTCTATCCGTTGCGGCGGCAGCGTTGTATCTTCGCCTGTGGAGCAGGGCAGCTTTATAAGCTATAACAAAACCACGGAGCCGTTAGAAATAACGGCGACGTTAAGCTTCAGCGGCAGCAACAGTTTTTTGCAGTCTGTACTGGATAATCTGACCAAAGTCAAGGAAAGCGTCACAACGTTTTCGATAGAAACGCCGGTTATTGAGTACGAAAACATGACGCTGCAAAATTATGACTACGCTATGCGCCGCGAGGACGGCTTGGGCGTTCTGTACGTCAGCGCGGTATTTGTCGAAATTAAAGAAGTGCAGCTGGCCTACACGAAAACCGATACCATATTGCAGGCTGACAGCAAAGACGCATCTAACACTAGCACCGTCGACAGCGGTATGCGGCAGGCGCAGACCCCGACATCAGAGCAGGAAGCCAGCGGCAGACGCAGCATATTACATGGCGTATTTGGGGAGGTGGGATAATGCAGGTTATACCATTACAGGCCATTCCCAACCAGCGATTTAATATCGTGCTTAATGACCAAAACTGCACGCTGCACCTATACCAGCGCAGAGATTATATGTTTCTTGACCTGTCCGTCGATAATGTAGTGATACGGCAAGGCATGATATGTTTAGTTAATATCAATCTGCTGAACTATCCTGTCAATGGCTTTAGCGGCTATCTGTTTTTTGCTGACAACAGCGACGCAGGCGGAACGCCTGTATATGACCAGCTAGGCAGCCGCTATACGTTGTTTTATATGACGGAGGAAGAAGCCAATGTTTAGTATTAAGACGATACGCATAGCAATCCAGCTCCGTCAGGGCACGTTTGACGGTGATAGCAACACTGTTACCATTGAGGGACTGCCGACCGTTGTGTCAATCACAAAACAGGGCGGCGAAGCCAAAAACAAATGCAGCGTAGCAATAAAAAACATCAAGCAGGAAACAGTGAAGCAGCTAACCACGCTGGCGTTCAAACGGTTGGAAACGTACAAGAACGTGCTGCAAGTATCCGCAGGCAGCAGGGGCTCTAATTTACCAGTTATTTTCATGGGCGAAATAAACTCTGCCGTGCCGTTTATTGACGACCGCAGCGGTGAATTAGAATTGCGCATTGAGGCGTTGTCCGGATATTATCCGAATCTGATACCCACGCCGCCAACTAGCGTACAGGGCGCAGTAACGATTGATAAGCTTATGGCGCAGTTTGCATCAGAGGCAAGCTATCAATACGAAAATAAGGGCATTACCGGCAGCGTGGCTAACTGCGTGTTTATCGGCAGCCCTATAACCAAGGCACAGACCTTAGCGCGGCAGGTTGATATTGACCTGCTGATTGATGACGGCAAAATGACCATTCAGCCGCTGCAAGCGCCCAAAGAGGGCGAATCGCCGCTGCTGAGCAAAGATACCGGCCTGCTGGGCTATCCGTCATTCAGCAATGAAGGGATAGTGTGTAAGTCAATTTTCAACGAAAATTTCAAGGTTGGCGGCTATTTTAAGTTGGAAAGCATTCTGCCCTATGCGTCCGGTGAATGGCAGATTGTCAAGGTTGAGCATAAATTGAGCGCCTACGAAGTGAGCGGCGGTGATTGGCTGACCACGGTAACAGGCGTATTGCCGGGAGGTAAGCAAAATGGCTGATGAATTGCGCGGCACAGATAATATTTATTCAGGGGCAGAACCGTTCAATGCTCTGAAATTTATCATCGAAAGCGCCACTAACAAAATATCAACGGCAATCCCTGTCAAGGTGGTAAACGTCGCGGCAGGTGGCCACGGTGCAGCTACCGGCTATGTAGACGTGCTGCCGCTTGTTACGTTCATTGACGGTGGAGGGCAGGCTGTCCAGCCTGTTACGCTGTACCACCTACCATACAGCCGCGTACAAGGCGGCATAGCAGCGCTAGTTATTGACCCTGTACCTAATGATATAGGGCTGGCAATCTTCGCGCACAGCGACAGCAGCAACGTCACAGCAGGTACAGCACAGCCGCAGCAGCCGGGCAGCAGGCGACATCACAGCCAGTCAGACGGGTTTTATATCGGCGGATTTTTAAATCAGTCCCCCAGCTGCTATTTAGAACTGACGCAGGGCAATACCGCAGAGCTTCGAGCTGTCAGCGGCGTACATATCATCGGTAATACGACGATAGACGGCAACCTGACTGTCAACGGCAATTTTGCAGTTAGCGGAGAAAGCACTATGCAGGGCGGCTTGCAGGCTGTTGGCGATATTAAGGCAGGCAGTATTAGTCTGAAAAGCCACGTTCACGGCGGCGTACAAGGTGGCGGCAGTACGACCAGCACACCGCAGTAATGAGGTGATATTATGGCATTTACATTAACGCTGAATGATAAATGGGACATCTTTGTCGATGCTAATGGAAATATAGCGACCAGCGAGGACGCATACGCTATTGCTCAAAATGCGGCCAACGCGGTAAGGTTGTTTACGGACGATGCGTATTTCAATCGCACACGAGGGATACCCCATTTTGATATTGAGCTAGGAGGAAAAGACGCGCCAGCCCGCAGCACATTAACCAACCGTATCCGCAAGGCTGTGCTGGCCGTTGAGGGCGTGTCAGACGTAGAAGTTAGCCTAGAATACGAAGAAGAAACGCGAGTTTATGGCGGTGACATCATCATCACGACCGTAAACGGAAATAGCATAAGAATAGAATTGTAAGGGGGTGAAGATATGGCATTACATTTTGACCCAGCAACAGGGCTGACCGTAGATGATACCGCTGTTGTCCGCGCTGACATCGAAGCGCAGTGGAAAGCAGCGTTTAAAAAAGACGAAAACACGCCGGAGCTGAACACGGAGCCGGAAACGCCTGCCGGGCAGCTAATTGACGGCATGACCGCGCTTGTGGCCGAAAAGGACAGCGAGGTTTTAAAGCTAAGTAATATGTTTAATCCTAACACCGCGACCGGCGTTTTTCAGGACGCGCTGGGTAAGATTTATTTTCTTGAGCGGCACGTTGCGCAGCCGACAACGGTAACGTGCCAGTGCAAGGGACTGAACGGTACAGTCATTCCGCAGGGCGCAATCATTGAAAGCGCTGACGGCCAGCAATTCGCCAGCCTGTCCGCCGCAATGATACCAGCGGGCGGCATGGTTGAAGTGCTATTCGCGGCCGTGGAGAAAGGGCCGATACTGGTCAACAGCAATACGCTAACCAAAATCATTACCGTTATCCCCGGCTGGGACAGCGTGAATAATGCTGCTGCTGGCATCGTAGGGCGTAACCTAGAAACGCAGACAGAGTTTGAAGAACGCCGCTATAACAGCGTTGCTAAAAATTCTCACGGGCTGGCGGCAAGCGTCGAGGGAACTGTGGCGAATTTGTCGAACGTCATTGCCTGCCGTATTGAGCAAAACAGAACAAACGAAGAAATCCAGCTGATGGGTGTTACTATTCCTGCTCATAGCGTGTATTTAAGCGTTTATGGCGGTGACGCAGAAGAAATTGGCGAAGTTATTCATAAAAAATTAGATGCAGGCTGTGGAACGGCGGGCAATACCAGCGTGCGCATTACCGATGAAGCTAATGGCAGCTTTCACACCTATTTTTATACAAACGCGATTTTGACCGATTTGTACGTCAAAGTCACCTGCTCGCCTGATGCTACCTATGTTCCCGACACCGTGCGCAGCTCAATAATTAATAATTTCAGCGGTGGGCTAATCGGCTATTCTCGCGTAAAAATGGGCGATGAAATCTATGCCAGCCGATTTTATCAGACGGTTATTTCCGCAGGATTGGAGGATTTGTTACACGTGGATTTATCGCTTGATGGTAATACCTACACTTCAAGTGTCAGATTTAACTTAAACCAGATGCCTACTTTGTCTGCTGAAAATATTGTTTTCGTGGAGGGTTGACCATGGAAGAACTAGACAATCAAGCCTATGTTCAATCGCAGTACGGAGCGAGCAGCACCATCAAGCAACTGCTGTATGATTTCCGCGAAAACATTAAGCCCGGTGTTGATATTGATGTGTTTTATAAAAATATTATGAACATAGAAACAGCCAGCGGCATAGGGCTGGATATTTGGGGGCGTATTCTTAACGCTTCTCGTAATCTGTTCTTGGAGAATGGTACGCCGATAGAATTAGATGATACGCATTTCAGGCAGTTTTTGATGTTTAAGGCGCTGGCGAATATCTGTGATGCGTCAATGGCAACATTAAATCAAATGGCCATGAAACTGTACGACGATGATAGTCTTATTGTAGTTAACGTGCTAACGCAGGATACTTTGCCAAACGGTGATTACTACAATACCACGCCAATGCGTGTCCGCTGGACGTGGCGCGCTAATGATGTGACAGACCTAGAACGCGCATTGTTCAGCAACGGCATTATCTTATGCCTTGCCGCTGGTGTAGGCTGGACGGTTGGCGTTATATCAAAAGACCCGCTGTTTGGATTTGCAGGCAGTAAATTGCGGCCATTTAACCAAGGCGCATTCGGCGTTATTACTAATTTGGACACAGATAGCGATTAAAAATTTTTGAGGATTAGACACAATGTGCCTAGTCCTTTTTTATTGCGAAAGGGGCGATAAAATGGCGATTGTACCGCAACCAGCTTTTTTGCCTAGCGCCTTTGCCGCGTTGGGCGATAAAAATATAATTCCTGCCAGCAATGACGGTACAGGCGGCCTTGCCAGCATGGCGTTAGGTTTTCCGCCGATTACACAACAGCCGCTTGCAGAGGGCGGCTTGCCGCCGCAGCGTGGAGATTTTAATGGTATATTTAACCTTATAACGCAGTTTTTAATGTATATGCAGGCTGGCGGCGTGTTTGGTTACGCTGAAACTATTGACTACCAGCCACCGTCTGTTATTTGGGCTGACAATAATTTGTATAAATGCAAAAAATCTAACGGGCCGAATACAGCCAACGGTGTACAGCCCATTACAAACACAGAATATTGGGAACTTGTCAGCACGCCTATCAGCGTCACCGAAAACGGCGGCAAGATAACTATTACACAAGGCGAAGGCGCAGGAACAAGCTTTTATGCTGCAATAAATCTAATTGAACGTAACAAAGCATATACTGTTGGCGATATGGCTTGGAGCCCGAATTTGCCGAGTTGGGCATATTTGGAATGTACTACTGCGGGGACGACAGCCGCAAAAGAACCGTCATTCGCTGACGTTACAGAGGACGCATTAGTTACAGACGGCACAGCGGTATTCGTCGTTCGGCGCGTAAGCACAGCACAGAAATTGCGAACGGGTACAGTAGGTGCTACCAATAAGCCTATTTATTTGAATAATGGTACGCCTACTGCAGCAAGCGGTAATATTGGCGCGGCTTTAACTCCGATTTATATGCTTAACGGCGTTTTTACCGCCTGCTCACAAGCTTTAGGTGCAGCATCTAACGGCGGCATTATCGCTGCATCATTAGCGGACAATGGTTATGTTAAGTTTGCGAACGGCTTAATTCTACAGTGGGGAGCTAGAACATCAGCAGGCTTTGTAACTTTTCCAATTTCTGTTAGCTCAACATATGTTGTTTTAACGGCTAAAAAGGATAGCGGAACCAATTCAATACCTGATGCACGTTCATACAGTA